TCGCTTGCAGCGTGGGATTGCCCAACCTCGTAAAGGAACCAAGCGCCTTACCGACAATGACCTTGCGCTTCTGACAATGGTTGGGTCTGGTCTGTATGTTGATGACGAGGGGCGTGACAATATCGTGTTGGTCTTTACCAACAAGATGTACCTGTACAGGCCAGCTCAAGGGGCAGATCCTGAGTTTTTAAGTGATGCGTATTTATTTCCTTCCCCCAGAACAATTGCAGTAGGTGGTATCTGTGATGTCGTTACAGCACTCAATAAGATCTATATCTTTCGAGGCAAGTACGATAAAACGACATTCGCAGCCAGTGCGTCAAACCCAAGTATTCCTGCCGGAAACACAGGGACGATTACAATCACAACTGTGGGTAACCACGGGTATTCCACTAACGACGAGGTTACTATCGGGCGCACAGTTGGCAGTGATGGTCCGGGGCAGGCGGTTACTAACAGCTATGTCATTACAGTGACTGGCCCAACCACGTTTACGTTTCAATACATTAACTACACAGGCTCAACTTACGCAGCTCGATCCGGCGAATCAGGATGGACAGCTCGACGCGGCAAGCCTCCGCTAATATGGGATGGGCAGGGAACGCTTTTATCTGCGCCGCAAAAGTTCATGGTGGATGGAACTACGGTGACAGGAATTACAGAGTCTGTGCCATGCGCTGATTTTGGGCTGTACTTCCAGAACAGACTTGTCCTCAAGTATGGTGATTACCAAGTGTTGGTGAGTGACATCCTAAGCGAGCAGTGCGACACAACGCTCAATAACTTTATCATCAATACTGGCGGGAACGACTCGATTGTGGGGGTGTTGCCGTGGGTGCAGGACCAGTTCTTGGTCTTCATGACTAAGAGTGTTTACGTTGTCTACGTTGATACCAACAACTTTGACATTGGCTCTCCGCCCGGAGCGCAGAGCAGCACAACTGTGGTAACAACTGAGATTGGCTGTCTGGCTAGACGTTCAATTGTGGCTGCTGGTCAGTTTGTCTTTTTCTTGTCTGCCAACGGTGTACACATGCTAACACCTCAGCTTGACCTGAAGCTGCTAGGCAACACGCTGCCGCTCAGTGAGCCAATTGCAGACTTCTTTGACACCGTAAACTACAACGCCGTTCAAAACTCGGTTGCGACCTACTTTAACAACCGCTTCTACATTGCCATGCCTACTGGCACGGCGACGAGGAACGATAAGATCCTAGTCTACAACACGCTTAACCAAGCGTGGGAGTCAATTGACTATTATCCGACTGGGTTGTTCCAAGATAACTTTATCTTGTCTGCGTATATCAATCAACGAAGGTTAATGATTATCACTAACTTTGCTGGAGGAGACCAGTATGGTGGAGTATTTTTGAGCGAGGAGCAAATCGAAGGTGATGAGTTTAATACATCTGTCGTAACTCCAGTACTCCCATTTAACTTGTTTCCAGCATCTCTTCAGCCAAATGGCGAGCCAGTTAAGACTGAATCCACAATTGCTACTACTCAAAACTTCATTCACATTCCAGCATCGATAAAGACTAGGGAGTATGCGTTTGGTGGAACTTCTGAAAAACGGTTTAGCCGAGGGGAGTTTACTTTCAACAACGTACAGAACGATTTTGTGCGGATTGATACGACCACTTACGACCCGGATGCCACCGAGACGGTGCTGGAGTACAGCTTTAGCGGCAATTCAGATGGCACGCTTCGCCCCCGCATTGCAGCCCGAGGAACGTCGATTGCTTGCACTGTAAATTTCGTTGTTGGAAGACCATCCTTGAAAAGTGCGGCTGTTTATGCTATAGCAGCTAATAGACCAATGATCTCGCAAGAATAACCTTATGCCAGCCCAACAAATCCAAAAAGGAACAACTTACGCGGATTTTCCAGCAACGAACTCGCAGGTTACTGCCAATAACCTCAACAACCACGTTGATGACGCTATTTTGTTGTCTGGTGCCATTTCAGCTCAAAACTTATCCACTCCACAAGTGGGCGATTTTGTCATCGCTGAACGTAATGGATCGCTTTTTAAATATACACTGCAAAGTATAAGAACGTTGTTTTCTAGTTTGTTTGTGCAGCTTACAGGCGGAACAATGACTGGGCCGCTTATTCTGAATAACAGCACACCAGCAACTTCAGCTACAGCAGCTAGTAAGGGATACGTTGATTCTAAGGTTGCGTCGATTTCGGGTGTTCCAACGGGCACAATTATAATGTGGGGCAGTCTGAATTTCCCAGATGGGTGGTTAATTTGTAATGGGCAATCAACGGCTCCTTACCCAGCTCTTCAGGTCTACTACCCATCAAATTTGCCCGATTTACGAGGCGAGTTTGTGCGCGGGTTAGACCAAGGCAGATACGTTGATCCGGGGCGGGGAATCTTGTCTTTTCAAGCCCAAGACATCCAGCCGCACTCGCACCCTTACGGAGGCTTACAGGAGCAGGGGTATACGGGTGGCAATCCAATTTTAGCCACTGGCGGCACCGTTGCAAGTACTAGCCTCACTGGAAACACTGAAACTCGTCCGCGCAACATTGCGCTTTTATTCCTTATTAAAGCATGACCGTTGCTGAATGGGAACAACTTGTCGATACACTATATGAGCAATGCCGAAACCATCTTCAACTTCTTGGACAAGTCTCCCGAGATGACGTTGACGGATATCTCAGCTTTTATGGTGTCCACGACAGTATTTATGTGGCTCGCCGCGACGGCATCATCACAGGCATCTCGACTACACATCCGGGCGTTAGCGACTTTAATTGGAAGTGGCGCAAGCAGGATGGCCTGTGGACGATCCACACGGCATGGGCAAGTGAGCCTGAAGCGGTTGCTCAAATGTTTAACCAGTTCTTTGAACGCAAATCACCAATCGCGCAAGTGTGGGCATGGAGACATGATCATGCCATTCCAATAACCCCAAGGAAACTAGAAAGACTTTTATATGGGCGGAGGAAGTAAAACCCAAGTTGTACAAGCACCACCAGCTCCGAATTATCAGGAGTCGATGCGGTCTATTTTGCAGGCGCAGATTGATCTTGCCCCTCAGGTGTATGCTCAAGAGGCAGCACTGCAACCTCAATACCAAACGCTTCAGGATCAGGTTGCCAAGCAAGCTGCCCAGAGCCAGATCGGCATGTATCAACAGCTTCAGCCTGCGTATTCGCAGCTTGAAGAGGATTACATGAAGAGTCAGCAGGCTGCGCAGTTGCGCGGCTTGCAGGGGCGCGGTGGTGAATATGTTCAAGCGTTTCAGGATGTGCAGGGTGTTGGCGGGATCAATCGCGCACTCCAACAGTACGCCCAGCAGAAACTCGGCGGCTTACAGGCCAATGGAACAAATCTTTCGCCAGAAGAGCAGCGTTCAATCGAGCAACAGACCCGTGCAGGCTATGCCGCTCGGGGAACAGCCCTCGGTTCACAGTCCAACCTTGCAGAGGTACTGAACCGCTACAATGCGCGTCAGGCCCGGGAACAGCAGCTTTTGGCTCTTGGTACAGGATTGGGTGGCTACTTTGCGCAACAATCAGATCCTGCGCTTAAATCGTTCTATCAACAGCCTATGTATGCTGGCAACTTTAGCGGTCAAGCAGCGCAGCTTGCAAACATGGCTCAGCAGCAGGCTGGTCCACAATACTTCAACCCAGAGTCACAAACAGGCATGGGATCGATCTATGGTGCGTACAACGCACAGATGCAGTATGCCGCTGGTATGGCTCAGGCTAACGCAGCTAAGAGTGCTGGCAAGAATGCAATGTTTGGATCGCTTGGCGGCGCAGTTATTGGTGCGGGTGGCATGCTTGGTGGCGCAGCAATTTTATAATGAATATAAACCCTGCAATAGACATGATTAAAAAGGCTCTTAAGCGAGCCAAGCGGCCTGCTGTGCTTTGGAGCGGTGGCAAGGACTCCACCGTACTGTTGGATCTTGCATTAAAGATCATGCCTGAGATTGAGGTTATTCACTTTAAACTGCCTTTTTTGTCACACAAGTACAAGCATCACCATGAGGTGCAGGAAGAACTTAAGCTGACCGTTCACGACTGGGTTCCAGCATCAATCTCTTTAATACACGGGAAAAGTCGCATCGACGTTTGTGAGACTTACTCAGTAGGAACAGGCCAGCTTAAAGTCATGCGCGGCACAGAAGCCTTAGACTTAACCAAGCCTTGGGTATGTGGCAAAGAATGGCTTAACAGGCCAAAAGCAAATGTTGTGAACGACTTTGATGTGCTGCTTTGTGGCCACAAAAGCAGTGATGAAGATCCGCTTACTGGCGCTGTGCCATTGATGCTGGATATGAAACTACTAGAGATGGGCACAGAGATGTGGTTCCCGCTTCGTGAGTGGACTGACGAGGACATCTCACTGTACATCACATCAAATAACGTAAATTACAATCGTGACAGGTATAACAAAGATGTTATGCCGCTTGAAGACAAGCACATGAACAGTGACTACGTTCACGCCTGTTTCCGTTGCATTGACCGCAGAGAATCTGCATTTGTACATTGCCCAAAGCTAAAGATCGACGTAGAGAACTTGCATGAGCATGTCCTCCACGAAGAACCACGATTTGACTACTGCAACATGCGAACTGGATTGCCAGACATGCGGGATGTGTTGCAGCCACAAGGCCAGTTGGCCGATTCTGCGAAAGGATCGATCTGATGCAATTAACATTCCTAAAGAGTACATCCGCGATGATCTGCCATTGCTTAAGTGCGTTGGAACTCGCTGTATTGCGCTTTCGGGGATTGTTGGGCAAAAAGTTTCGTGTACAATTTATGAACATAGACCGCAAGCCTGCCAGCGGTTTGAAAAAGGCAGCCCTCTCTGTTTAGAAGCTAGAACCAAATTTTATGGCAAGACCTCGCGAACTTTTTAACACTCCAGCCCCACAGGCGATGAGCCAGATGGGCGCTGGTATTGCTGACGCTTACGCTAACGTAGGCCGGATCGAAGGGCAGGGCATGCAGGCGCTGGGGCAGGGTATTGCACAGGGGATTACAAGCGCGGCCAGCGCATACGCAGGCTACAAGCAGCAACAGTCTCAGGCTAAGTCCTATGAAGGATTTTTAAAGAATCCACTTGGGCAGAAGATGCTTGGCATCGATGCAGGAACTGCTGACAGCTATATTGCGGCAGCTAAAAGCATGGGCGGTGCGGCAGAGCAAAATCAGTTTTACCAGATGGGTATACCAACCATGATGCAAAACACCTCGGCTATGGAGAAAATGAAAGCCGAGTTTGGGTTCAATCAGCAACTACAAGGGGCAAGACTCGGCAACGAAACGGCGCTTCAGAACGCACGGATTGACGCTGCATATAATCAGGCATGGACTGACGCACAGGCAAAGGCAACCTATGGAACTGGCGCAGGCGCAGCACTTCCGGGCTTTAACCCAAACTTGTTCAGCGGAGTTGGAGCTACACCACAGGCAACTCAGGGCGGAGCGATGCCAATGCCGATGCAGACACAACGTCCAGCTTACAACCCATTTAACAAGAAAAGATCACTTACTATTGGTGGAAGCTAATATGACAGACATGCTCTCGGACTACATTAGACAGTCTAGACCTGAGGAAGAGGTTTACGCAGGGCCGCAGATTGACCCGGAGTTGATTCGCTCGGCTGCTGCACTGCAGCAACAGACCTCACCTACGATGGTGCTGTCTAGCAGGAATCAGCCTGCAGCAAACGCAGCCAACAATGCTGAGTTGTTTCCAGAAATTTCGTGGACTTCCAAAAAGGAAAAGGCTGACTCACTTCGCTTGCAGGCTGAAATCCTAAAAAACCAAGAGCTTACTAAATTTGCTGCATATCCAGAGCATGTGTACAAAGCTTATGACAAAGCCTACACTTCTTTGCTTAATCAAAAATATCCTGAAACTGAGGACTTTGTAAAGGCAAATCCTCAAGTCTACAGTCTTGGCACTGAGATTAAGGAGCTTGTAACAAAAAGAAACACTCATATATCGAAGCTGGCAACGTATGTGAATCAGGCTGACGAGGCAGTCATGCGGCGTGCGAATGAAACTGATGAAGAGTATAGAAAGCGTATAGTTCCACTACTTGAGTCGCAGTTGAAGATTTATAACACTGCGCTTGTTGGAACATCTGATGCTCTTTCAAACCAAGAACGCAAAGACTTGGCCCCGCAATTGCCCACAAAGTGGTTTGATCTTGAAAGGTACAGAAAAACTGGAGGCGGAGATCTTTTTGCTGGGGATCTTGTCAACTTTAAGAATCAAGTTGCTGAACTACATGACTTGTTGCTAAACGAGGTAAACGACGCCTACAACATTCTTGCAGTTCAAAGCAGTCCTAGGTACGCAAACAAGCAGCTTGGAACTTCTCAGTATTACTTTTTGACTGAAGATCCAAACGACAATAAGCGCAGGATTCCGAGGATTACGGAAAACGATCCTGCAGAAGCTATTTCTGGATTGAAGCCATTAGCGCAAGTGTTGTTCCAGAGAAAAGAAGCCTTCAACAAAGACGTAGACGCAGCTTACAGTGCGATTAAAGAAGGAAGACCTGAAAAACAAGTAAGGGAATTTTTCCTCAAAGAATACGGCACTCCACTTCCTAGTAGGTAAATTATGGCTATCGATTTCTCGGTTATCCCAATCGAAAAAGACACTGCTGCAGCCGAGGCTAGGCTGTCTGGCGTTGCTACTCCTGAAGCGTTGGCTGCTGGCAACATCGAGACTCCAGAAGTTGGGTTCAAGCCTATTGATTCAGACACGTTCAAGCGTGAAGCAACACGCCCGGATGCTGGTGGCTTCTTAGACAAGAAGGATGTGTCTATGCCGTTTGCTGAAGACATTGGCATCGCTATTGCCGCGTCGTCTAGCAAAAACATCAGTCCATACGCAGTAAAGACCCTTGGCTATACGCCTCGCGAGGTTCTGAACTCGGCAGTGGCTACTGGCTTGATCTCTCCAAACTTTGAGCCAGATGAAAGCATGGGGGCGCTCAAGCCGTACTGGGACAAGTACAAAGCTGAAATGCAGCAAGACCCAACGCCTCTAGGCGCAATGATGCGCGGAGCAAAAGAGGGGCTTATCCCTGCTGCATTCGGGATTGGTGGCGCTGCTCTAGGAAGCATTGGCGCGCCCGTTGGAGCGGGTGCAGGCATTGCTGCTGGGATTGCTTGGGGTGATTCTATTCCAGAAAAACTTACAGGCGCTGCTATTGGCGCTGGTATTGGACTGGCTATCCCACAGCTTGCTGGTGGCTTTGCTGGCTCCGCGCTTGGTGCTGAAGTTCAGGAGGCCATCTTTCCTAAAAACAAAGAGGAAACTGCTCAAGCTATTTTTGATGCAGCAAACACAGACACTCGTTTTGCTAGGGCAATCGGAAACGCGCTTCCTGCTTTTGCAACAGGCAGGCCCGGATTAGTTGCCGCAAAAGATGCACTCAAAACAACATTTGCTACCCTTGGAATACAAGCTGGTCAGTTAGCGTCTCAAATCTACAAGGGACAAAAATTAACCGCTCAAGAGTTTTTTGAGCGTCTTGCAGTTGACCTTGGCGCAACCGCTTTGACCCTTAAGCCAAACAAGTTCGGACGCTACATGTTCGACAAACAGTACAGGGCAGAGTCTGAAGCTGCGCAACGCAGGTCTGAGATTTTCCAGCAAGCACTCAAGGGGAAAACGCCAGAGGAGACGCAGGCCAGAATTGATAATGTCATCAGACAA